TTGGTGGATAGGTTTTCACGTAGAAGATGAAGTAGCTTTCCAAAAGATCAAAGATGGAGAGTATTCAATGTTTTCAATCCAGGGTACAGGTACCGTAGAACCCATAGAGGATGAGGGAGGTGCGACTGATGAGTAATCCAGGGTTTGCTACTCACAAAATAAAGAAAGCAACATTTGATAGGGTAGATTTAGTTCCAGAGGGTGCTAATTCAGCTGCAGATATTGTTTTATTTAAGGCTAAAAAAGATGAAGGAGGACCAAAAATGCCTAAGACTTATGAAGAAATTGTAAAATCTTTGCCAGAAGAAGAACAAGCAGTCGTAACTGCTGAACTTCAAAAAGAGAAAGATACGTCAGTTGATCTTCAAAAACAGCTTGATAAGAAGGATGAAGAAGCCATCGAAAAAGCTAAAGAAGAAGAAATGACAGAGGATGAATTAATCCTTAAAAGTTTGACTGGCCCTGCAAAGGAAGCTTTCCTTAAGATGAAAAAGGAAAGAGATGATGAGAAGTTAGAAAAAGAGAAACTTGAAAAAGAAACTTTTGAAGCTTCATTGTCTAAAGAATTAGAAGAGATTGACTTTGCTAAGACAATCGATGGATTCGAAGATAACTATAAAAAGTTAGCTAAAGAATCTCCAGAATTAAAAACTATGGTTCTTGACTTATTAAAGCAAATGGATCAAGTTGTAGAAGTATCAGATTTATTTAAAGAGTTAGGTAGTTCTTCTGAAGAGGAAATGGATGATAGCGAACAGCTAGAATCTCTTACTAAGGAAAGAGCTAAAGCAGATGGAATTTCTTATGAGCAGGCTTACGCCGTAGTTCTAAAAGAAAATCCTGATCTATATGAAGGGTAAGGAGGATTGAAATGCCTATTACAAAAGCTTATGAAATGCCAAAACTTAAGTTAAACGGAACTGCTGCAGCTGATTTCACTGCTAGTAGATTCCTAGCAGGTGTAAGAGATACCAATGGTGATATCGCATTAGCTGGCGCTGGTGTTGCTATTACTGGTATCATCCAAGATGGTGTTGATGTTGGTCAAACTTTAGGTGTGATCGCATTAGGTGTATCATTTTGTGTATTCGGCGCTACTGTAGCTGCCGGTGAACAAGTGGAAGTTGATGCAGCTGGAAAATTCATTCCGTTGGCTGCAGGTATTGCTGTTGGAATTTGCGAAGTTGGTGGCGCTGCGGATGCTATCGGCTGTGTATTATTGAAATAAGGAGGGTAAATAGATGCCTAAGCAAATCAAGAAACAACAAAAAAACATAGGTACTCACATTGTGAGATCCTTAACGAATATTTCAGTTGCCTGGATGCAGACACAAGATATGTTCGTATCTGATAAGGTATTCCCAGTAATTCCTGTTCAGAAACAAGCTGATTCATATTTCATCTATACTAGAGCAGATTGGTTCAGAGATGAAATGGCAGATAGAGCTGCTGGAACTGAATCAAACGGTACTGAGTACGGTGTTGAATCGGCTGATCCTTACTACTGTAAGAAGAAGTCATTACACTACGACATCACTGAAGAGGAAAGAGCTAACAGTGATGATCCATTAGCTCCTGACACTGATGCTACTGAGTTCTTAACTCAAAAAGGCATGCTTCATAAAGAAGTACGTTGGGCAGATAAGTTCTTTAAAGTTAACGTATGGGCAACAGATGTTCAAGGTGTTGCTACAACTCCTGGTGCAAATGAAGTTTTATCATGGGCTGACTTAGTTAATGCTAATCCAATCGATGATATTCAAACATACATTATCACAGTTGCTGGCTTAACTGGTAAGAAACCTAATACATTAGTATTAGCGTCTGACACATTTAAAGCTGTTAAGAACAATGAAGTGGTACTTGACAGAATTAAGTACACTCAAAGAGGTGTTGTAACTACTGATATTTTAGCTTCTTTGTTCGAAGTTCAAAACGTATATGTAGCTTGGGGAGTTGTTAATTCAGCTGCTAAAGGCGAAACAGAAAGTACTGGATTTATTATGTCTGGTGGAGCATTGTTATTGTACGTTGAAAAGAGTCCTGGTTTAAGAAAACCATCGGCTGGATATACATTCGCATGGACTGGCTTACTTGGCGCTGGTGCATTCGGAAATAGAATCAGAAAGATTCCAATGCCTAACCTTGGTGAAGGTACTGAGAGAATCGAAATCGACAATGCATTTGATCATAAAGTAATTGCTGATGATTTGGGCGTATTCTTCTATGATTTACTTGTAACTGCGTAAGTAGCTTATGGGTTATAAATTTAATACGTATACTCTCTTAGCAGATGCTAGAATTCCTAGACATGGTGTTAAGAGAAGAGGTGAAAAGGTAGAGATGTCAGAGATGGCGTTCTACCATTTACCTATTTTAATCAGACGCAAATTAAAATTGATCGAATCAAAACCTCTTGGAGGTGGTGGTAAGAAAACCACTAAGAAGAAAAAAGTAACAGCCAAGAATCCTACAGTCGCGAAACAGTCAACTACCACTGTGAAAGTAGCGAAAGTAGAGAAACCGGATAAACCGGTAGCGAAAAAGGTAGTAAAACCAATATCAGGAAAGTAGGTGATTAGATGGCTTGGAACTATAGTGGTGACCCAGCAGCTTCTGATCTAGATTATGTAAGATACAAATGTGGAGACACAAATACATTAGATCAACTATTAACTGATGAGGAAGTCGCTTTTGAGATTTCCCAAACAGATTCTCTTTTAAAAGCAGCTTATAACTCCACCAGAGCTATACTTAAAGTATTAGCTAGAAGAGTCAATAAGAAAATTGGTCCTGCCAGACTTGATCTGGAGAAGCAATATGAACACTATCAAGGAGTTTTGAAAGAACTTCAAACAGAGATTATAGAAGATGGTCAAGGTGTACCTACACAATCTGACGATATTCATGATCCAATCTTTGATGTGGGTATGATGGATAACAAGTATGGAGTTTACTGATGGATCCTTGTCTAAAGGAATGGATGAACATAGATATTCTATGGGAGGCCGTAATATCAAAATCAAATACGGGTGATTACACGTATGCTGCTCCAGTTACTATTAAAGGGTATGTTGCTGAAGGTAAGAAGATTAGAATAACTGGTGAGGATGAAGAGATAATGGCAAAAAGTACCATATATCTTGACGAGACTCACGTAGATGTTCAAGAAGGTGATAGGTTAACTCCTCCTCATGATATTGCTCGACTTGTAAAGTTACGAAATATTTATTATGATCCACCTACAGGACTACCATATCTTGTAGAGGCATTTATAGTATGAGTGATTTTATTAAGTCGAGTGATATCAAGGAGTTTAGTGTTAAACTAACACGTTACCTTATTAAAGCAAAAACTCAAGGTAGGAAGACCAATAAAGATTTAGCTGAAGAAATATTAAGAGAGAGTGAATTAGAGGTACCTAAGGTGAGTGGTACATTAGCAAGTGCTCAGTTTATAATTGATACTGAGAATGTTAATGGTAAGATACAATTTGGATATGGTGGTCCAAATGCTCAAGTAAATCCAAAAACAGGTATCTCAACAAATGATTATATGCTGAGAATGCATGAAGACTTAAGTTTAGAGCATCCCGTAGGAAAGTCAAAATTCCTGCGAGATCCTTTTATAAGGAACTTAAATAGATTAAGAGAAGGGTTAGCAAATGGATTGCGAAAGGTGAGACCATGAGAGATTTTATTCAAATATTATTAGATTTTTTGGTCGCTGAGGGATCTATTGTGGGAGATCCACAAAAAGATATCATTTTAGATGAACCTGATAGAGCTACAGCAATTTATGAAACTACTCCAGTACCGACTCCTGCTATTGCGAGGAGTCAAGTACGTTCTTTTCAAGTAGTTTGTAGGAGTAGTTATGATCAATCATTTAATGATAGTTGGAATTGTCATGATTCCCTAGATGCAGATGATGGGTCAGGAATTATCACTATTGATGGGTCTGATTACAAATTTGTATTAGGTACCCCATTCAAGCTAAAAAAGGACGAACAACAACGTACTTACTTTGCTTTTAATTTAAACGTTTCTGTACCCAAATAAGGAGGATTAAATGTCAAGAATAGGTTTAAAAGACGTCGTATATGCACCATTGACTAGTGATCCAGTTGGCGGAGTACCAACATATGGAGCAATCGCTCCGTTAGTAGGTGCCGCTGTAGCAAATATTAATCCTAATGCAAGTTCTGCAACAGACTTCTTAGACGATGGACCATCTGACGTAGCAGTTACGATTGGTCAATCTGAATTCAACTTAGAGATAGGTGAGATTTCTTCAGAAGTAAAAGCAGTGTTATTAGGACATGAATACACTGGTGGTGTTTTATTGAGAAAGGGTGATGCAGTTCCTCCTTTCGTTGCTGTTGGTTTTAGATCACTAAAATCTAATGGTGAGTATCGCTACAAGTGGTTGTACAAAGTTAAATTCAGAGAACCTGAAGATAACAGTGAAACAAAAGGTGAAACTATTAACTTCCAGCACGACATGATGATTGGTACTTTTGTAAAATTAGAGAGTACGGGTGATTGGGAAGCTGAAGCTGATAGTGACGATCCAAACGTACCTCAATCAACAATCGATGATTGGTTTAATAGTGTATATGGTACTTCTGGAGATACTACTGCACCAACATTCACAACTGTTCCAGCTGATGCTGCAACGGGCGTTGCTGTAGGTGATGATATTGTCATTACATTTAATGAGAATATGGATAAAGCAACATTGATTGATGAGAACTTCATCTTAACAGATTATGCAACAGGTACACCTGTTCCATATGAGTTAACTAAGACTGATACTGTGGTTACTTTAAATCCAGATAGTGCTCTATCTGCATTGACTGAGTACCAATTAATTATTACAACTGCTGTTACTGATTTATCAGGTAACCCAATCGCGGCTGTTGGAGTAGTTAAATTTACAACTGCATAATTACTTTTGAGGAGGAGTTAAGTTATGAGTAATCTAGAAGATGTAAAACCAAGAAAAACTAAGTTAAACTTAGGTGGAGAAGAAGTTGAATTGATCTTTGATTTTAATGCATTTGCATTGATCGAAGATAAATATGAAAATATAGATGCTGTATTTGAAGCTATCGATTCCGGCTCAATTAAGAAGTTAAGAGATCTTATTTGGGCAGGCACATCTCACAGATATCTTGATGAAGAGACTGAGAAGATGTCTATCACGCCTGTTGGTATTGGAAAGTTACTAAGACTTGATAATATCCAAGGTATTCAGCAGGCTTTAGTTGATGCTATTAAAACATCAATGCCAGAAGCTGAAGAAGTAGTTGACAGAGAAGTCGATGAGATAGTAAAAAAGCAGGATTAGGTAAGTATGATGACCCGTGGGATTGGAGAGTTCTCTATTACACGGGTACAGTTGTACTTAAAATGTCAGAGAAAACCTTTTGGCAATGTACACCTAGAAAACTCAGCGCTTTGTTAGATGTGCATGGATATTTTAAAGATCCAAATAACAAAACCAAAGAAGCTGAAGCAGAAGAAGTGGTCTATATAGACCAAGTTAAGAACTTCTAAGGAGGTGAATTAATGGCTGATTTTTTCGTAAGTTCATTGATGTCAGAGCTAGGGTTAAATACCGCTAAGTTCTCTACGAATCTTAAAAAAGCCGTTTCAGATCTTAAAACAGCGTCCAAGACAATGTCAGGTCTGTGGAAGAAAAATGTTACGCCTTCGATAAAAAATTCTGAAAATGCTATGAAGGATTTCAATAATACAACAAGAAAGGCAGTAAAAGATATCTCAAGAGTAGTTACAGGAATCTTGATATCACAAGCATTCCATAATCTACTACGTACAATAAAAGATGTCATAAAGGCTGTCACCGACTTCTCCATCGAAATGGAGAAAGCCGCTATTGCATTTGGGCAATTATTAGGTAGTGATACAAGAGCAAAAGAGTTCTTGTCTGCCTTAGAAGATATGGCTGCAGTTACTCCCGTACAAATAGAACCGTTGAGACAAGGTGCTCAACAACTATTAGCTATGGGATTTTCTGCTAGAGAAGTCATCCCAGTATTGAGAACCTTAACTGATACAATTTCAGCCGCCGGTGGTGGAAATGAACAACTTGTGAAGGCAACACAAGTTTTTGGTAAGATTAGGGCAATGGGTAAATTATCTGCTAGAGAGATTAGGTCTTTAGCAGTTTTAAATATACCTATTCAAGATATATTAAAAGAGGAGTTAGAATTAACCGAAGATCAGATTCGTAATATTGGTGCTTTAAAGATACCTGCGGAGAAAGCAATAACTGCAATTTTGACAGGTATGGATAAAAGATTTAGTGGTTTAGCAGAACAAATGTCTAGAACATTAGGTGGATTAATAAGTACCATTAAAGATAACTTGTTATTTATCGGTCGAGATATAACTGCTCCATTATTTGAGGATATCAAAGCTCGTGCAGAAGAATTTTTAGTCACTGTACAGGGACTTAGAGAAATTACCAAAACACAAGGAGCTAAGGGCTTCTTTAGTGCAATATTCTCTCCGGCAGTAGCAAAAACTTTAGAAATATTTGTCAATAGTATAAAAGATGTAGGTAGAGCAGTTGGAGATTTATTGACTGCCATCAAACCTTTAATAAAAGCAGTAGGTGTTTCGTTTATAGCTGGACTTACAGCCGTAGCGAAAGCATTGTCTATTGTAGTAACTGCTCTAGCTGAGTTGGCTAAGTTTGCATTACAGAATAAAGTATTTGTGGTACTTCTTTCAACAGCTATAGCAAAACTAGTCATTTCTGCAACAGTCGCCGCAGCAGTAAACCTTTTAGCAAAAGCAATTGCAGCTTTGAAGGTTGCTAGTGTAGCAGCTACATGGATAACAAGTTTAAGTGGTGCTATTAAAACATTAATAACATTCCTTACAGCACATCCAATTGTAGCAGTAATAACAGCAGTTGCAGTAGCACTACTCGGACTGGCATTATCTTCAGAGAAGGTAGTTCAATGGTTCGAGAAAATGAAAAATAAGATAGCCGAAGTATTTGGCTTAACTGTAGAAAATACAGATCAAATGGGTGATGTATCAAATGAATTTGGAGATTGGGCAGATCAAATAAACAACATTGGCGATGAGGCCGAAGACGCTGCTGACCAATTAGAAAAGTTCTTGGCACCATTTGATGAATTAATTACAATCCCTGACCAGGCTGGATTAGGTGATATTGATTTTAGTGGTATCGTTGGACCAGTGTCAGAAGATATATTTGATGATAGCGTATTTGACCAGGCGATTGAGAAAATTGATCGTTTTAAACTAGAATTAGAGGGTATGGTCATTGCATTACCTATGTTCGAATGGCCACCATTCCCACCATCTCCAGTAGCAGAATTAGATACAGCTTTATTAAGAATCAGTGAAGCGTTCCAAGTAGCTGAAGAAGGTATTGTTGTTGATTGGAAAGCTGCTTGGGATAGTGTAGCAGCAATATTTAATTTCAACATGGGAGTCATTAGTGATAAGGCTATAGATACAGAATTAGAACTAGCAACTATTTTTAAGTTTGCTACATCTATGGCAAATCTAAAAGGATTCATTGAAGAGTCAACTAATGAATTAACAGCTGGGTTTGGTAATTGGTTATTAGAGGCAGCTACCTTTGTTACAAATTTAGATACTAAGTTCTCTGAAGGTTGGGCAAAAGTGAAGAACACTACTACCTCAACTTTGGGTAATCTTGTACTTAACTTTACTGTAAAAA